ACGCCCCTATAAAGCTTATATATGCTTATAAAGCTTATCCGATTTTTTGCAAAGTCTGAAAAGCCTTGTGAATAGGGGCTTTTTGGCACTTTTCCGGGGGGCTTAGCGTTACTGATTTTACCCCCCCGCGTTACCGATTTTTCCCCCTTGCGTTACTAAATTTACCCCCTACCGTTACTGATTTTACCCCCCCCCCCCCACCTTTAGTGGCATTTCAAACGGTGATAGTAACGCTGTACATTTCTTGCCCTTTTTTGTTCTCGGTGTAGCCTTTTATAAACTTCTCTTTCTTCCAGTAGTCTAAAAGGGTTTTAACCTTTTTGCGCACGTCCGCTTTTTTCTTCCGTAGTGCGCCGTCGCTCGGGGCATCTATTTCAAGCTGCTTGTAAATCGTATCATAAACAATATTGTTGCTCTGCTTATTGCCCGGGTTTTTCATCGTCAAAATACGCCTAAGCAAGTAGCCCTGTAAAATTATGGTTTCCTCGGTCTTGCTTATATCCGGGCTGTCAAGCAACTTTATATCTACCCTACCTACTTGGTTTTTGCGGTCTGCATAATCGTAAAGCGGCGGCACTCTGAAAAGGTGTATGCACTCTACAATATTACCGTTTAGGCTTGCTGTTACCTTTTCGGCGGGGATTAAGTAGCCGTTGTATTTGAAACTTTCAAAGCCATAGGCTGTGGCTTCTTTTGAAGCGTCAATAACAAGGCGGCTGTACATCATCTTTGTAATGCTGTGGCTGATTGCTTCCGCTTGCTTCGGGGTAAGCTTTGCCCGGGGGTTCATCGTTCTAAATATCATTTGCAGCGTTATAAACTCGTTTTCGCCCTCTACAGCAAGCGTTGTAATAGCGTCGTGTACCTCTCTATCAAAGGTTGTAAGCTCTTTGCTGCCGTAGATTTCTACGCCCTGCGCTTTCATTTCGTCAAAATTGATAGATACCATTGTATCAATCTGCTTTTTGCTGCCTTTACGTTCAAGGGCTACAGACACAAGCTTAGGGCTGTAAAATACCGGCTTGCCGCCAAAGGCGTTATTGCTTACCTTGTCTACAGGCGTTAAAAACTTCTCGGGGCGGCGGGTCTTTATATTTACGGTCGGTATATCTTTTTCTTTCTGCGCCTTAGTTGCAACGGCATCATACATACTCTTTTTACCGGCAATGCAGCTTTCAATAAAGGCGCAAGCTTCTTGGTAGGCATCCGGGGCGGCTTTCTGCAATACGTCTAAGTATTGTTTGAAAGTGTCATACAATGCCGCTCTTAGTGCATCGTCGCTAAAGTGCATATCATAAGTTGACTTTAGCTTATATGCCCCGCTTTCGAGTAAATCCCGTAATTCGTCCGTTGCCTTTTTTAGCTCGGCATCGTCCGGGGTTTGCTCTAAAAGGGCTTCATTGTGTGCAATACCGGCTTTAAGCTCTTTTTTGTGCTTGCGGGCTAAGCGGGCTTCTTTCGCCCTCTCTTTCTCTGTGGGTTCATCCCCTGCAAATACGGCTGTAATAGCAATATGCCGGGGCACTTCTTCTTTAATCATGCTTAGAATAGCTTTGACGTTGCCCCGGTAGGCATCTACCGCCCGTTTTTCGGCTGCGCCCATGATTTCGCCCCGGGCTTCTAACCATTTTTCATTGATTGCGGTTTGCTCTGTACCGGCTGCGCTCATTGCGTCGCCTAAGGCTACTTCTTCCATGCTAAGCGGGCGTTTTTCAGTCTTAGCGGCTGCGGTTGCTTTTGTGTAGGCACTAAAAGCCGCATCAAACTTAGCTTGTGCAGCTTCTATAAGCGGTCTGTATTCTTCATCTACCCGCTGTATTGCTTCTACTTCTTCCGGGGTCAATTCGTCAATTACTCTTGGCATAATCTTCTAACTCCTTTTCTTGCAAAACTCTTTTATTGCGCTTTCTCTTACATGGTAAGCGTTGCCGATTATTTCAGCTTCCAGCTTACCGGCTTTGATATATGCCCGGATTGTTTCGGCTTTTCGCTGTAAGATTTCGGCGGTTTCTGTTGTCGTGTAAGCCTTTTCGGTTTCAAGCTGTATCATGTTGCACTCCCTTACTTACTTATGCGGCAAAAGGTAGGTTTTGTCCGCTAAGAATTGCTCTAAGGCTGCTTCAAGAGCTTCTTTAAGGGTTACACGCTCGGTATAGGCGTAATCTTTGAGCTTTTCCAGTTGCTCAACCTTTACAATAAAAGTTGCTCTTGTCCAGTCCTCGGGCAAGCCCGCCTGTACTCCGTTAGTGCGCACAAGCTCGGTTTTCGGTGGTCTGCCCCGTTTTTTTTCTGCGGGCTCAATCCCTAAAGCTTCTCTTTCCTGTTCAGCATCAAAGCCCATTGCTTCAAGCGGGTTGCGGTTCATTCTTGCCATGTTATTAGCTCCTCTCTTATATATTATCATGTTTACACGGTAAAAACAAGTGTATAATGTTACTTGTATTACCTTGTTTTCAATATTTCCTGTACAAGCTGTCTGTACTGTTCTGCGCCTTTGCTCTTGGGCTTGTACTCAAAAATATCTTTGCCATAGCTCGGGGCTTCTGCAAGGGCTATATTGTTGCTTATTGTGGTAGCATATACCTTGCCCGGAAAAGCCGCCGTTAAGCTCTCTAATACCTCTTTGTTTAAGAGCTTGCGGGGGTCGTACAGCGTCACCAGTACGCCGCATATTTCTAACTGTGGGTTCATTCGCTTTTTTACAAGCTCTATTGTTTGGTTTAGCTGCGCCATGCCGTCAAGTGCTAAATACTGCGCCTGTACCGGCACTATAACGCCGTTGGCGGCTGTAAGAGCCATAAGCGATAAAGTATTAAGAGACGGCGGGCAATCTATCAAAACGTAATCATAGGGCTTAGAAAGCTGCGCTATTGCTTCTTTCAAGAGCATTTCACGCCCCGGCACGGTCGCTAATTCTACATCTGCGCCGCTTAGCATACTATCGGCGGGTAGTACGTCGTATTTGCCGCCCTGTGCGGGCTGTACAGCGTCGTTTATATCGGCTGTGCCCTTTAGTACCTCGTACACGGTCGGGGCATCGTCGGAAAGCTCTATACCGGCACTTTTGCTAAGGTTGCCGCTTTGGTCGGCATCAATGAGCAATACAGCCTTGCCGGTCGCTGCTATCCCTGCACCCACATTAAGGGCGGTTGTGGTCTTTCCTACGCCGCCTTTTTGGTTTACTAAGGCGTATATTTTCATAGTGTCGCCCCTCACTTTCTCGGTATTCTTTCGCCGGTTTCATCATCATAGCGCACCCGTTCCGGGTGTAGCCGGTGCAGCTCTCTTTCTAAAAGCTTTCTTGCGTATTCGTTCCCGGTTAAGTTACTTTCCCCGGCTTCGTCCTTTAGGGCGAAAAGCCGTTCTGTGTCGTCGCTGCTTAGATAAAAGTTAAACTCCGTCATTGTTTACACCTCACGTTATTTTAGTGTTTACATTGGAATAATAGCATATGCAATAAGCTATTGTCAATGATTATTTTCTTGTTTACATAGAAATAAAAGTAGGCGGGAAGCTCGAAAGCCGCCCGCCTATCTGTCATGCTGCTATTTCCCTGCCGCATACAAAAGCGGAAAATCTTCTTTTAGTTCTTCCGGCACTTGGAGGGGGGTGCTGCGTGTAAGTATTGCGTTTTTCAGTATTGCAAACTCTATGCATTGAATACGCTGTACCGGGGTTAGTTCGTCGGCTTCTTCCGGGGTTTCAAGCATAGCCGTTATAAAGCCGTCATAAAAAGCGGCGTTTGCAAGCTTTTCTGCTTCGTCAATGGCTATGTAGCCCTTATCCCCGCTGTTCATCGGGTATTTTCTCATGTGTTGCCCTTTCCTTTCTACCGGCTATAGTGTATAATATGTTTTGTAGCCGGGTTTTCGTGGTGGTTAATTCGGTTACCTTGCCCCGGTCCTTGTGCCGGGGCTTTTCTTTGCGCTGCGCTGTCCTAAAGAAAAGCCATAATTAAAAGCTATTCTTATTGCTTCAAATAATTCGCCGCTTTTGGCTTTGTCTGCAAGTTCCCTGCATTCGGTAAAATGCAGGTCGTAGCGGTACGGAATTTCAGTTGCAGCAACGGTCTTGTACATATCCCTTTTCATGGTTGCTCCCCCTTTCTGTGTTTTTATGTTTACATGATAACACAATATTACCAGTATGTCAAGTATTATTTTAAAAAAACGGGCAAGCCGTTAAGCTGCCCGCTGTGCTGCTTTCATTTCTGTGGGTTCATTATGCGCTTGGTTCATACCCATAGGGCTTTATTTCTTCTTCTTTCAGCCCCCATTTTAGTTTTTTAACATAAACGAATAATTCCCCGTTGTAATCGTCTGTTGTGTCAACCCTCGTAACCTCGTACCATTCATTTTCAGCGATATAATGCAGCTTGTCATACTGCTTTATATCATCCCGGAAATTGAACACAAAAAGCCGGGTTTCATCGTTCCAGTAGGCGTGTGCGGCGTAAAGTTGCTCTTGTGATAGCTGCTTTGTATAGCACCATAAACCAGCCGGGGCTATGGGCGTGTAATAATCGCCGGTAGAAAAGCCATCCGGGGCTGTGCCGCCGTCATGGTGTTTATATACCTGTGCTTTTTTGTCCTTTAGAAAATATAGCCCTCTATTTGTCTGTGCCATTGTTTAGCCCTCACTTTCTTACACGGTCGCCGTGTCTTTGTATTCGTTGTAATGTTCATATAAGCCCACATAAGCGTCTAACAGGCTTGCTAAGCCGTCTATACGGTACTTAGGGCTTTGCGCCTTTATCGGTACTATATTGCCGTTCCTATCCTCTTGCACGCCGGTATTAGTCATGCACCATTTAAGCAAGCTGCTATTGTTGTAGTTTACCTTTTTCGCTTTCAAGTCTGCGCCTAACATCTGCATAGGCAAAGAAAGTGTTTTTGCGCCCTGTATGCAGCGCACCATATTAAAGCCGTGGTCTTGCATTTCCTGTACCCAATATTTTGCGCTGTAAGAATCGTAATAAATCCATGCGGGCGTTATTTCGTAGGTATAAACCATTTCTAAAAACCATGCTGTAACGTCGCTGTAATTGATAGAATTACCGGCGCAAAGCCTTAGTTGCCCTGCTTCTAACCACTTGTCATAGGGTATTTTTTCATCTTTTACCCGCTGTTCAAAGTTATCTGCCGGTAGCCAATACATTTGCGTTACATACCGCTTTTCTTGCTTATCCATAAGCAAAAGGGTTGCACAAGTTAAATCTGTGGTAATGCTCAAATCTGCGCCGCCTATGGCATAAGAGCCCCTAAAGCGGGTAATATCGAACGTTTCCGGGTTGTCTATGTCGTCGAAAGTAAGCCATGTTGTACCCACAGTTTGAATTACATTGAAGTCTTTAACCAGTAGCCCGGTTAAGTCTCGGGGGCTGTTCTTTGCCCGGTCTACCTTTGCTATAAGGTCGTCAAGCTTCTTTATGCGGTTTAAGCCGGGGTTTGCTTTTTCCCATTGCATAGGGTCTACCCATTCTTTTTTGGCGTCAAGCTCATACAGGATAGGTAAAAAGCCGTCGTCTTTTATTGTGCCGTCTGCTACGCCGCAAGCATACTTGTACATATCATCAAAGATACATTCCCGGATTGTGCCCGCCGTCGTAATCATCACTAACAGGGGTTGCCGCCTTGCGCTTTGGCTCTGCTTCATAACCTCGTATAAGTTGCGGTCTTTAATGCTGTGCAGCTCATCCATTATTACTAAATGGCTGTTCAAGCCGTCTAAGGTGTCGCTATTCTTGCCTAAAGGCTGCATCTTAGAAAAGGTAAGCCCAAAGTATAAATCACTCTTGCGCTTTTTAACCACTTTCACAAGGTCGGGGCTTTGTTTTACCATGTTTAAGGTTTCATCAAAGATAATGCGGGCTTGGTCTTTCTTGCTTGCCACGCTGTAAACCTCTGCGCCGGGTTCATCGTCTGCGATAAGGCAATAAAGAGCAATGCCGCTAAGCATCGTGCTTTTGCCGTTCTTCCGGGCTACATAGAAAAGCGTTTCCCTGTACCGCCTATACCCTGTGGACTCACATACAAAGCCAAATAGAGCCGATATAAAAGCCTTTTGGAATAGTTCAAGCTTTACCGGCTTGCCCGCCCATTCGCCTTTAGAGTGCTTGCAAAACATCTCTATAAACTCTATAGGGCGTTCGGCTTTGCGTTGGTCGAAGATGTACCCACAGTTAGGGTTGTGCATATCGTTTACAAGCCGTTCATACACCCGGCGCACCCGTTTAGATACAATGCAATGCCCTTTTTGAATTTCCTGTAAGTAAAGCTCTATATAGTTCATTCTCTCCCCGCTTTCAGAAAGTCATATACCGCATTGCTGCTTTGCACTTCCGGGCTTTTCTGCATTAGGTCGGTAAGTTGCTTATAAAGCGTGCTGTACCGCTGTATAGTTTTGTTGTAGCTCGTTAGGGCTGTGCTTTCTCGGGTAAATTGCTGCTTGCCCTGTATAAATTCTTCCTCTGTGCCGTTCTCTTTGATTTTCCTTTTCAGCGTCGTTAGTGTCTCATCCATGAAAATAAGTTCATCAATGAGCTTGCGCCCTATATATTGCTTATCTTCGGGGATTTTCTCTAATATCGCTTCAAGCTCGGCAACGTGCTTTCTTCTTGCCATTATCTAACCTCATTTCTATTACAAGTATTACCATGTTTACATATATTATAGCATAATACCGGCATACCGTAAAGCCCCCGCCCCTCGGTTTTACCCTGCAGGGGTTTAATTAACTCCACCCGCCGGTCTCCGGGTGCATAGCCAAATAACGCACCCCGGGGGGTATGATGCGCTTTCTATTCTGTGGGTTCACGTTATCTGTCTTATCATGTTTACCATTGTTGCTCGTTCATTTATGTAGCATTGTGTGAAGTAGTCCGCATAGCACGAAAAGCCTTTAGTTATCGGCACTTTTGCCCCCTTTGAGACTTGCCCCGTTCACGTTGCTAAACTATGTGAAGTTGTACCGCTATTTATAGCTAAATTTCCTCATTGCAGCGTCTATTGTGGTTTGCTCTATGCCTATGTACCTAAGCGTTTTGCTTTGGTCGCTGTGGTTAAATATCCGCATAAGCAATACAATATCTTTGGTCTGCAAGTAGAAGTGATAACCAAAGGTCTTGCGCATTGTGTGCGTGCCTAAGTTGTCAAGCCCGAAAGCTTCCCCGGCTGCGTGTATTATCCTGTAGGCGTATTCCCGGCTTACAGCTTTGTTTACCGCCCGTGCGCTCGGTACAATGTATTCATAATCTTTCTTGCCCTCACAGTATGCAGCTATAGCCTTTTCAAGCTCTGCATTTACAGGGAAAAACTTTTCCTTGCCGGTTTTCTTTTCCCTTATCTTTATTTCAGACTTTCCCCGGATGTCACGCACCTTTAATTTTAAGATGTCGGATATTCTGAGCCCGCTATATATTCCTATCATGTACATGATGTAATACTTTTCGTGTACGTCCTTTAGGTAGTCTGCTAAGTCCTGTACCGTGGTTTTATCCCTTATCGGTTCAACGTAATTCATACAATACCCCCTGTGTGCCCCTGTAAGCCCCTGTAAGCGATTTTAGGGGATTAGGGTACTTTTATATTACCCGGTCGCTAAAAGCGGCTCTACGGGCTTTGTGTGCGGTCGTTTTTCATGCGCTCTATGGCTTCACAGGCTTTTTTGTATTCTCTTACCTCTGCGCTGTCCTGTGCACCTATCATGTTGCCGCTTTCGTCGAATATAGCCCGGCTTATCTTTGCGCTGTGTTCTTGGTTGTGGCACTCTTGGCAAAGGCACTCTAAATTATCCATACTTAGAGTTATAACCGGGTCGTTCACGTTCCACGGCGTTATATATTTCTTATGGTGACATATCACGCCCACACCGCCGCAACGTTCGCATACATAATGCTTACTTGTCATATACAGGCGGCTTACATCCCGCCACGCCTTAGAGTGATAAAAGCCCCTTGCGTACTCTTTCATTCCGCCCCCGTGCCGCGCATTACTTTCAGCGTGATACACTTTAACAGGTTGTCTATTGTGCGCTGTAGCTTCATATCGTCGCTGTGGTCGCTGTAATACCACAGGGTAAGCAGGAAGCCGCTTACCGTATCTACAAGCGGTTCTACTATCTGCTGTTTTTTTTTCATGCCGGTTGTAACCTCGATATAGTCCGGTATCGCATAAATAAGGCTTTCTATAAGTGCGTCGTTGTTTCCCTTGTCAACGTGCAGAATATTACAGGCTTGCGTCAAAGATATCATAATATTTTTACCTCACTTTCAAAAGAAAAGGGGTACAGGGGCGATTGCTGCACCCCCTCGTTACCTGTCCGGGTGTAATGGCTTAGGAGGTTGCTTTCTCCAGTTTTACAAAGGCTTCTGTTACAATCGGCTTGCAATCTGCGATAGCAAGAGCCCTGTAATCAATAAGCCCCTTGCGGAAAGAGCTTTCCCGGCTTACCTCTACGGCGATACCCTCGGGCATATTATAGCCCATATATGCGCCGTAGTTACCCAAAATGGCGGTATCTGCGGGCATATTATCGTCAATGATAACCTCAAAGCCCAAAAGCTTGCCGATTTTCTCCCCCTGCGGGTCGGCAATGAAAATAGGGCGTTTGTTAGCATCTACCATGCCGTAGAAGTCATTGTAAAGGGTCGCATTGTTCATAACCCACTTTGCGCCGTTTGAATAGCCACGCTTCAGCAAAGCAACGGTCTTTACAACGTCGGCATAGCCGATAGCTGCGGTCTTGGCAACGGTTACTGTGTTTTCGCCGTTCCACGTCACGCCGTTAATAAGCCCCGTGCCCTGTTCGCTGCCCGTGCCATTGATAAGGGCATCATTGATACACTCCATAACGCACGCTGTAAGCTCGTCTACAAGGTAGCTTTCAAAAGCGGCAATGCTCATGCGGCGGGCTTTTGCGCTGATAGAGAAAATTTTGATAATCTCGTACCCGTCGAAAGCAACGGCGGTCGGGGTTACCTTTTCAGCTTCAACGGCTGCGCCCTCGGTGTGCCATGTAGCTTTATTGCTCGGTGTACCCACAGGTATAGAAATCTTTGTAGGTAGCGCAAAGCTGCGGCACTCGGAAAGCAAGCCACCCATAGTGCGGGCTTTCTTGATAACCTCGTTAAGCGTCTGCGTAGGAATAACGGCAACGGCATCTGTAGAGCTTGTAAAAGCGTCTGCCCTCTTTTCGGAAAGCTTCATACCGGCATCAAACGCCGCCTTTTCGATTTCAGTCATGCCCTGCCCTAAAAGGCTTTTATAAAATGCGCTGCGGTATTCCGGGGTGTCTAAAACGTCGTCGCCAAAGGTCTTTTTGCCCTGCGGCTCGGTGTTCATGCCGGTAATAACGTTAAGCCCCTGCGCCGGGGTATAGCTTCTAAGCTCGATGTTTTCACGGGCTTCTTTAATACCCCTAAGCTCGATGTTAAGGGCTTCAATATCGGCGTTTTCGTCCGTGTCAATAGTGTTGCTGATCTCCTGCGCTCTGCGCTCCATTTCTGCAACTTCCTTTGTGCGGTAGAAGTTGAAAGCTTCCGCTACTGTCTTAAATTTCATGATCTTATATCCTCTCTTTCAAAATCTGGTTTATTAAAATCCGTGCCCGCTTTTTGGCTTCAAGGGTTTTAAGCCCTGCGCTCCGGGCGTTCCGCGCTTCCACGCTTGCGGTAGGATACGCGGGAAACGGCACAACGCTGATTTCATAAATCTTTGAAATTTTTGTGATTGTGCGCGTGTTCGTTGCTGCGTCGTACTGATCGCCGCCCTGCGGAACCACAAAAGCAAAGGACATTCCCGAAAGATCGCCCCGTTTTACAGCTTCGTGCACGGCTTTCGCGTCGCCTGTGTCTGGCAATGCCGCCCGCATATTGAGCCCTGCCGGGACAACTTCAAGCTGCATCGTCCTGGGCGTTCTGGCAAGCGGTACTTTGTTCAGATCGTGATTGTATAGCAGTCTCACGTCTGACAGGTCCGCGCCGTCCAGTGCGCCGGTCTGTATGATTTCAGTGTACGCCCCTGCCGGGTCGTGTATCACTGTGGGCGTGTCGTACACAATCGGCATACCCACCAAATAAAGGCCGTCTGTCCCTGCCGGGTCATTGGCTCTTATTTCCGCTTTAATTTTTGCAATTCTGATTTCTTTCATGGTTTGCGCCCTTTTTTCTCCATGTTCCAAATGCCATTGATGTATAACTTTTTCCCATTGTTCTTTGTCTGGCCTGCTATCGTCGTTTTTTAACCTTTTAATACATTCGTTTTCATTTGCCTGCAAATATTTATATTCAACCTCAAAACCATCTAACATTTTTTTAATTCCGTCAGTGGGCCAGCGGGTAATAATAAATATTCGCTGTATGTCTTTATCGTCTTTCAGATTAGATATGATTAGATACCGCAGGCGTGTAATAAGGTTATGTGCTGCGTGTTTTTCCGTTGTATGGCTGTCTCTGGAAGTAAGCGCAGATAATAATCTGTCATAGTCATAAACAATATCATTTTCTGTCATATGCTCTTTCACATAGGTGCTTTTCCCGCTGCAGGAACATCCATAAACAACTATTACTTTCATTTTTCGTCACTCCATATATTCACAGGTAAAAGTTGCGCATTTGCAACGCTTTTCCGGGTAACAGCTGTACTGTATGCGCGGGAAAGTAAAATCTGTATTTCTGGCAATCATGCGCCGCACTTTGCGGGTCAGTTCTTCCGCATTATGCAAAATAGGCGTGTACAGATTGATTTCTACATTATCGACGGTCTGGCCGGGTTCATCATTCCCCCAGTCATCGCCGCGGCTCTGATCTATGCCATACGTTATGTATATTTCAGCGTCGCCCTTATATAAATAGGGCACGACTGGTAAATTTAAGGGTTCCAACGCTTCTTTGATCGCCTGCATAGCGTTCATGTTCTTTCCCCCTTTACAAAAAACCGCCCCTGTGTCTGGCGAAAGCGGCCGGGCTTTTCGTTTCCTGATGTCCTCTCGGCCCAAGGTTTGACTTCCTGCAGCCGCATCGCTCACCGCGGAAAAGGATTTCACCGCAGTGCGGGCATACGCGTGTTTTATTGCTCCCATTTTTAATCATTTTCAGTCCACGCTTTCCCTGCACGGCTCATTTGATAATCAGTTACCTTTTCAGCGTCCACAACGTTAAGGGTCTGCAGCCGCTTTTCGCCGCCCTCTATAGCCGGTAGGTTCAAAATCTCTAAAGCTTGGTTTATGGAAAGCAAGCCCAAAGGCATAATTTCTTTGATAAGGTTTACTTTGGTTGCGTTGCTTGTAAACTGTAGCCGCCCGCTTTCAAACATGATAGAGTTGCCGAAAGCCTGTTCACGGTCTGTAAATACCTTTGCTGTAAACTCCATGCTTAGAGCCACGGCAAATGGCTCTATTGTGCTTTCATAAAAGGCGGCAAATTCATCTTCATTGTAATTACTGTTTACAATGTTTTCTGATATTCCTAAGTAAGAATAGATTTTCTTTTTTACTTCCTGTGTTTGGTCGGCGGTAAGTATTACCGGCTTGCTCTCAATCGGTGTATACTCTGCCTTTTGGTCAATAGCCACTATGCCGCCGTCGTTGCTGATTTGCAGATAGTCGGCAATAAAGGCTTCTTTTTCCTCTTTCAGCTTTTCCGGGCTCATTATCTGCGTATACTTCAAAATTCCCCGGATATTCGCCCCGGATTTAATGCCGGTTATAATACCCTCGTTCTGTGTGTGCGCAAGCTCCAAAGCCGGGTAAAGGGCTTTGTTGTCGTCGCCTAAAAGGTCGTCGCTGTTAAAGTTGCGCCGTAGGTGGATAATATCCCGATAAGGCAATAGAGCCTGTTTGCCGCTTTTGAAGTAGAAAAGGCAATACAGGTTGTTTAGGCGGTCGCTAAGCATCTGCACGCTTGTACAGGTTACCGGGTAAATGCCGGTAAGTATGCCCCTGCTGTCACGCTCTAAGAGCGCAAAGGCGTTATTGTACAAGTAGTAATGCGTTGCCATTTTATACAAAAGGTCGTATGCGCTCATATATGGATTGGGGCGCACCTGTAAGAGCCTGTTTAATTTGCAGTCGCCCTCTATTTTGTCGTGGTCGGCATAGCGGATAACGTGCCCGCCCTTTAGCTTGCCGATATTCCGGGCAATAGCATCTACAGCACCCCGGTAAATGTCATTGCTGTAAGCATCGCCGTTATAGGCGGTAAATACCCCCGTGGGCTCGTTTATCATCTGTTGCGACATCACAACGGCGGTTTTGCTCTGTTTTCTAAAAAGCCGGTCTAATATAGCCATGCTAAGCCCCTTTCTGTAAACTCATTCACATATATCATACAACGTTACAAAGTAATTGTCAATTACCATGTTTTATATGTTTACACGAAAAGTAAAATAATAGGGGCGTACCATTGCAGCACGCCCCCGGGGTTACACCCTAAAGGGTATTTCTTCATCGTCCGGCAATAATGTAAAGCCGTCAAAATCCGTTTGCGGTATAAAATAATCGAATTGTGGGTAATAATTAAATCCACAAGAATAAGAGCTTTTGCCGTAGCGGTTCTTTAGGCATACAAGCTCTATTTTGCGGGGGTTTTCAAGCTTTGCGGCTTTCACTTTTTCCCGCTTTTCCTTTAGCTTGTCTTTTTTGTCGAATAAATCCCCATTCATAATTTGAAGCTGCAAGCCCCAAATAACGTCGGCTGTATATTCAATGCCGCCGCTTTCTTTGAAGCTCTCAAAGTCCACTGGTGTAAGATAGTTTTGCCGGTTCAAGCTGCTTATAACCAGTAATACTAAGTCGTTGTCTGTTTGCAGCTTCTTTAGGGCTCTTACATGCCCGTCTACAGCGTCTTTGGTATTCTGCTTAGGGTCTATAGGACGGATAATTTGCAGATAGTCCACGATAACAACGGGCTTTGTGCCGGTCTGCTTTATATAGTCCTTTACCGTGCCTGTAATCGTGTCTATGGTCGTATCGAAAGAACATTCTATAACGGTTTCATGCTCTGCAAAGTCGGCGTAGGTCTTTACAGCTTCCTTTACAGCGTCGGTTATATTGCCCCGGCGTATATCAATAGCACTTACCGCCGTTTCAAAGCTCTTTTGCGCCGTTATCCGGGCAAGCCCCTTTGTAACCATTTCAAGCCGGGTTTGCTCTAAGCTGAAATATAAAACGTGGTCGCCCGCCTTTGCTAATTGGTCGCCTAATTGGTGCGCAAAGGTCGTTTTGCCTAAGCTGCTTATAGCCCCTAAGACGTATAAGCCCGGGTAAAGGCTCGTTATTTCGTCTATATTGCTAAAGCCGGTTTTACGGTCTTTGAAGCTCTGAAAGCGTTCTAAGTCGCCTTTTAAACTGTGGTAGATGTATTCCCGGATATTCTCGGGCGGCTTCTTCCCCTGCGCTGATTGCGCCGGCGCAATTTCTCTTGCCGGTTGCACCGGTGCAACTTCTCTTTCTTGCTCTGCAAAATCTTCTTGCGCTGTCGCCCTCACAGGCGGGGTATAAGTCGGCGTGTTTGCGATTGCCGCCGCTATAGTCCTTTCGCCGTAGGTCTGCGCCCCCCGCTTTTGCTCCCATTTCGGGCGCATCAATCCCGATTGCCTAAACATTCGGTCAATGCGTGCAGCGTCGTTATTCGTCCAGTAAGCTAAGTGATTTGCTAAGGCTTGGTCTGCTCTGCTGTGGTCGTTGTCGTACCCGGATATGTCGCCGCTATAAAGGGCTTGAATTTCCCGCCCCTTTGCGCTGTTAAACATCTTTTGCCATAAGCCCGCATCTGTGCCGGTGTTCCTGTATAAGCCCCCAGAAATAGAGCCCGTGCCCGTCTGCGCCTTTGGCTGCTCTTTTGGCGGCTTATACAGATACTTCATATAAACCGCTTTTACCTGCTCTGTACGCTCCTGTATCGGCTTAGCTGCGCCGTAGGGCTTGCCGGTTACCGTGAAAAACCGCCCGTTATTGTACATTTCTAAGCCTATGGCATCGTTGCGGCTCCCTATAGGGTTTGCCCCGGGGCACTTGCAAAGGATATGCAAGCCTTTACCGCTCGGGCTGTACTCGGTGTAGCTGTCTATCGTGGCTATAATTTCGGCTGCTACGGCGTTTATTTTGCCGTCTGCGCCTATTACGTTGTCTAAGTCGATACCCATATACCCGGCTGCAAATTCAAAGCCCACGCCGTCAAAATTGAAGCGGCGGGCGGCGGCTGCAGCTTCGGCATAGGTCGCCCACGTCGCCGGGTCGTTCGCCTTTGCGCCGTAGCCGGTCGCCGGGTTCTTCGGTATCTTGCTGTTTTTCTGCTTTCGCTCGTTCCATTGGTTTTGATAGCATACCCATTGCGGTATGCTCTTGATTTCTTCTAATTCATGCGGTAAACTCATTTCAATAGCTCCTTTGCTGTCGTGTGCGGGGCTATAGAATGAGCCCACAGGGTAGGTTGAAGCTACTTTGCGGGCTCTTTCATTTCCCTTATGCTGTTTTTATACCACAGGCGGGGCGGCGGCTGCAAG